GTCAACGCTATGTTAGGAGCTGTCAATGTATAAACACTTAAGAGATAGCCTCATAATCATAAATATCGTTTTGTTAGGCCTTGGATTGTTCAAGGCCCTTAGCTGGCTTGCTATCTGGTTTAACGGAGGCGTGTTATGAGACGTTTATATTTTTGGATATGGCTTTTTATACTGTTTCAGGCTTGCAGCTGTTAGGAGATAAAATGAGATACAGAAAGACTATAGAAATGACAACAGAAAACATTGCAGCCCTTGAAAATGGTACCCTTGTTTTACAATGTGGTCAGTGGGTTAGGTTCGGTTCTACCCTTAGTAGATACGTAGGAAGAACAGCTGCCGGCTCGCTTTGGATGGCACATAGCAGTAGACCAGATAAAACAATATTCAATATGGAAAAATTCCAGAGAATGAATCAAAGATTCAAGAATATGAATACCTAACATACTGCACTTGCAATATAGAAACCCCTTGTCACTAGGCAGGGGGTTTTTTGCGTTTGCAGTATAGGCCATTGCTACTATTGCAACATGACATAAAACCAAGTGACATAAAAATAGAATGATATATAACACCACCACCACTACTATATGTTATATTGCATTCATAGCATACAAAAATGTTACATATGCAGCATAACAAGGTCACAATAACCACAATATGATAGGTATGATATGTCAGGTACAAAAAGGAAGCGGCTAGAAGCTCCTAAGACTCTAATCTCTCGAAGTATACGAGATAGGAATATAAACGGGTTACTATGGGCTTTTATCACCCTCTCACACGATGAAATAAAGGAAACAGGGAAGATAGAGACGTTTTCAGGTTCGGACCTTCAGGCCTTTGTTAAACTCCTACATATGAGAGAGGTTGAGGCTAAGACGGGAAATGTTACAGATGCAGCATCTGAGTTACAGCTGCAGAAATGGATTGGTGCAAGTGACACAAAATCCACCAAGTGATATATCAAGTGACATAAAATCCCCCCAGACTCCGACTCCCTCATGTTGCATATACAGCAGCGGCCAATGTTGCAAAGACAGCACCCAAGGTGGCGGGCCCGTCATCCGGTCTGCATCGTGTCATTACTTAGGAAGGGTGAGGGAGGGGGTTTTTTATGGTATCTAATACAAAACTATCGCACATATCATATGTTTGTGTCATTACCCAGTGTAGGGATCGGTCGGAGGTTGACACGGCCGACTCACACGGCTCCCGTGTGATATAGTGTCAAGGCCTCCGATAAGATACCGCAACGGTTATGACAGGTGAGATATGTTTGTGTCACTTTGCTGCAAGTGTAGTAACCGAGATGTAACCGTATGGTTATGTATCGGTTATGAGAACGACAATAACGATAAAGGATTGATATGATTGAACAAATAACCGATATCTTTAGTGACCCCTTCGAGTTTATCAGTAGGTTACAAATAGTTGATAAGGCTGGTAAGGTAGTCCCTTTACGGCTTAACACAGAGCAAATAGAGATTATCAACGGGTTACAACAGGGTGACGATACTTTGATACTTAAGCCTAGACAAATAGGGTCTAGTACCGTTGTATGTGCTTATATGTTTTGGAAAGCCTATACAGCAACAACACCACTAACCTGTGTCATATTGTCCTATAAGATTGCATCTAGTAAACACTTATTACATATCCACAAACGCTTTTATCAGTACCTTCCTAGTATCCTTAAGAGGCCCTTAGACGTAGACAATACAACGGAACTATCCTTTAAGGGTGGTGGACGTATCGTAGCGGCTGCGGCTACTCAAGCTGGTGGGTTGCGTTCTTACACGTGTTCAATGCTTCACATATCGGAGTATGCTTTTGCAGAGAATCCAGAGGAACTAAAGGCCACGGCTATTAGTGCATTAAATGATGGACAGCTAGTGATTGAGTCTACAGCAAACTATTATAACGATGCACTATGGAAAGAGATACACAAGCACCAGATAGGAGAGGCCAATTGGAACTACTTGTTTTTCCCTTGGTATATGCATGCAGAGTACAGTATGGAGGATATAGGGCTAGACCTTACAGAAGAAGAAACCAAGCTACAGTTTGACCATGGGTTAACCTTAGGACAGATAGCGTGGCGACGTGAGAAGATAAGTAAGCTAGGCTGGGAGAAGTTTGTAAGGGAATATCCGTTAACATTGGATGAAGCATATAGGATAAGTGGGAATACATACTTTAGTGCTAATGACTTTGAACATGTAGAGATAGTACAGGTACAACCTACTGAGTGGGTAACCTTTGCAGACCCTAACCCAGATGAAACATATGCGATAGGTGTAGATGTTAGTGGTGGTGTTGGTAGGGATTATGCAGTAGTGTTTTGTGTATCTAGGAATACTTTACAGCCTGTGTGTATCTATCGTTCGAATATGGTTAGTCCAGTACAGTTAGCTGATTATATCTATGATATGAGTGTAACGTATAACAATGCATTGACGTTGGTAGAGAGTAATAACTATGGGTTAGCTACGATACAGGAGTTAAAGCACCAGGGTTTTCATCGGTTTTGGTTAGATGCATTGACAGGTAAAGACTTCTTAACGACAGGTAGGACTAAGCCGTTATTGTTTGAGAATCTTAAGAAGGGTATACAGACGGGTAGTATCTGTATGATAGATAATATTACAGTGACAGAGCTTAGGAGTATTACGGTAGATGAGAAGGGTATCTTGCGGTTTGGTGATGATATGGATACCCACTGTGATAGTGCGATGGCGATGTCATTGGCGTATTGGTGTTTGAATAGTGTTAAGATAAAGCAGAGTGCATATTTGCCAGATTGGATTATAAGTCAGAAGGCAGATAGGGTACAGCAATCTGGTGGTGTAAGTCCGCAGCTACATAGAAGATATTAGTGGTGGTGTTGGTTTAGGATATGGAAGTATTGGGTACTGAAGTAGTTTTCTAAGCTGTTGTTTTTGTTTCTTAGTGCCGAGTAGTTTAACGTATCTATGTTTTGGCACGTTTTGTTTGTGTAGCTTCCATCCTTTGGCCTTTGCTTGTTTGATAGTAATATTTACGCCGCATTGTCTTGGATGTTTTATGTTTCCGTTAGTGTCGATGTAGTAGGTAGTATACTTTCTGGATGTGCCACAGTATAGCCAGCTCATTGCTTGATATACACCGCCATGGTGGCCTTGTGCTGTATCTGCAAAGCTTAGAATGGCTTTGTATGGTTCTTTGTTTTGCTGTATTCTGTATTGCTGCAATGCTTTAATAGCGGCTGCTACAATCTGACTGGCTGGTGTTTTACAGTCTGGTGTAAGTGCTAGTCGTCCAAGCTCAATGACATATTGTTTATGCTGGTGTCCTAGTATACTGCTGCGAACATTTTCACTACATGGTATTTGAAAACATACAACACCAACAACACTATTATTCTCAAAGACTCCGAAGCACGATGCATTGTTACTGCAGCTTTTTAGATAGTGGTGTTGTTGTAAAAGAAGTCTGGCTTCTTTTATGGTTATTTTGTGAATAGAATATTGATTCAATGTAAAGAGTGACAGCTGTTTCATAATCTACTATAGTTATAATAGCTGAAGCTAGATTGTTTGTCTAGGTTTTGTTGGAGAGCTTAATGTTTTGTCCTGAATGTGGTGAAACGCCTTGTGTGTGTGGTACGCAAGCATGTAAGATAATAGGTGCTTTAGACTTGGTTACGTTAGAATACAATGTAGAAGGTAAAGTGTTTCGTGTGGTTATACCGTTTGATTTAGTAAGGCAGTACAAAGAGCTGTATGATAGTATACGCATAATGGATGCATCCGGTAACATTATTGAGTATAGTAGTGTTAGTAATAGTGTTGTTGGTGGTAAGGAGAAGTATCATGGCAAGAAGCAATAAAGAGATTGTGCATTTGATTCGTACAGTGTTGGATGAGCATAATGATTTTTATGACCAACAGAGAGGGGAACTGAAGCGATACCGGGATGTATATGAGAACCGTTTTTGGCAGTCAGAGTACATGGATGACACGATGGTGCGTGTCGAAACTGCGGATTGTTTTGGTTATGTTGAGGGTTTTATTGCTAGTCTTTTTAGCCGTAATCCTGCTGTGGTTGTGGCCAAGGACACTTCAATCATTGAGGGCAATGCAGAAATGGCCCAAGAGGTTGTCAATCGTTTTTTATTTGATAAGAGAGAACAGCTAGAGATAGCATCCCGCCTTGCTCTTATTTATCCTTCTTCATTCCTCAAATTGTCCCCGACAAATAGCACGGATATGCTTGAAAAGGTCAGCGTCCGTGCTATTCCTTGTTGGGAGATTATACGAGACTTGGATGCATCGAGCTGGGATGAGCAGCGTTATGTGGCTCATACGTACTACTTGAGTGTGCCTGAGGCTAAGGAGAAGTTTGGCAATAAAAAGTGGACGGCTATACCCAAGGTGGACTTCTTTACGCCACAGGAAAAGTACACTGGTGTAAGTGAGGACTTACCAGATGACTACTTGTATATACAGGTGGTTGAGTTTTACGATATGGCCTATGATATGCTGTACTTCTGGACGCCAAACCATGGTGATGGTGAGTCGTTGTTGGAGAAGTCGCAGATACCCATTCGTACGTATGATGACAAGCCAATCAGTCCTATCTGTCCATTGTACTATGCTAGACGCCCAGAGAAGCCCATGCTTGGCATGAGTGCTGTGTCTAGGGTGTATGACCAGTTTTATGAGAAGAATATTCTAAGAACGTATTGGGCCAACAGTGTACGTAGAGATTCAAGGCAGTATCTGTATAAGGAAGGTGCTTTGGATGAAGAGGCACTGGCTAAGATTACTGCCGGCATCGATGGGGCCATGATACCTGTTGATGAGCCTATACTGGATGGTGTTATCCGTGCTGTGGGTGTAGAGCCGCTGAGTGGTAACTTTGACCGATACTTAAACTACATTGAGCAAGATATTAACCGTGGTAGCATCTTAGCCCCGTTTAGTCGAGGGGAAGCGACCAAGGCGACGGCTACAGAGGTTACTGCGCTTGCTCAATATTCTGCTAGTGAGATTGGTAAACTAGCCCGTGAGCGTGACAATGCGATTGAAAGATTGGCCTTGGTGTACTTGCGGACCATTAGCTTGTTGACTGAAGATAATGAACAGGCAGTGATTGAGGTGAATCAGCTACCCAAGGTGATCACCGTACAGGACTTGGATGCTAAGTTTCGTATTGTGGCACTTGACCAGTCAAGCACACCGTTGTCTGAGGCTTTGAAGCGTAGTAACTTGGTGCAGCTGCTGCCAGTGCTTACTCAGCTGGGTGTATCTCCCGAGAAGATTAAAGAGGAAGTAGTACGTCTTTATGACCTACCAGAATCTTTTATGGAAACACCACCACAACCACCACTACCACCACAAGGGATGTCAGGCGCACCAGAAGAAGCCGCTATGAATACATTACCCGGTGACGTAGGCGCACAAGGTGAAGTACCCACACAACAGCTAGCACAGATGCTTGGGGGAGGTATTTAATGCCACGGTACACATACGGTTGTCATCACTGTGATAAGGAACATACGGTTATCGTAAGATTTAGTGACCCAGACCCACATATATGTGGGATGGACACTATTGATAGTGGTTGTGGTGGTAAGTTATATAGAATGATTCGTGCGCCACGGGCACACAGTAGCTGGAATACAAGTCGCTATGGTGTGAATGGATACTTCAGTAAAGCATTGGGCAAACACGTAGAATCTCCACAAAAAGAGCAAAAGATTATGGAATCTCGTGGCTTTGTGTGTGAGGCTGACTTGCCAAAAGACCGTTGGGATAGCGCAGTAGAAACACAGAAGGCTAGGGTGGCTGAACAAGATAAAAGCATCGAAACCTACACAACCGCCTTGAAAAGTGGTAAAACAAAAGAAGAAGCCGTTGTTGCTGCATTTCCAGCACAGGATGCAGTGAGCGGTAAACTAGATAAAACATGGGGTACAAAATGAAAGAAGAAATGATGAACCAACCTGGAATGGCAATGGAGATTGAGATTCAGGGAGCGGAACAAGAAGATGAAAGTATGTTTGGTGATATGGCACCTCGTGGTCGTTTTACTGCCAAAGCATTAAACAATCTGGTAAAGGCGACTAACCGCTTGCTGCCATTGTTTGACCAAACCCCAGACTACCCATCATTCAATGAGGACATTACAGAGTTTCCAACAGACTTTGTACGTGTTTTGGCTATGTTTGAAGGTGCTGTGAATGGTGCTATCGAAGAAGGTGTTATCGATGAGGAGATGGACTTTGACATGAGCGAAGTCACTGGAGACGAGAATGTAAACATGTTGGCCGGCAAGCTTAACCGTTTAGTGAATGACCGTTCATTTAAGAAGTATCTTAAAGATATGCCACAAGGAGAAGGTGAAGATACCGAGATCGAAGAACCTGACATGGCATCCAATGACAAGATGGAAGATGAAGATGTAGATGCCTTGTTTATGGAGCGTATGTAATGCCGATTAAGAAAACCAAAGGTGGCTACAAGATTAAAAATGTAAAGGGCAAGTCTCCTACCAAGGCAGCTGCCAAGAAACGTTTAAAAGCCGTAAAGGCAAACCAAGCAATCAAACCCAAAAAGACTAAGTCTTACAAAAAAGGAAAGTGACGATGAATAACACTACCTCCGGTTCGGAGACTGTTGAAGCCGTAGAAACTGTAGAAACCGATGTTGCAGATGCAGCAGAAACTGATGTTGCAGATGCAGCACAAGTAGACCCAGAAGCAGATACTGTAGCAATGACGCTAGAAGAGCTGCTGTCGATTGATGACCTATTGGACATTAATGAAGAGGAATACGAAGAGTTTACAGAGGATGCCAACCACACTGGAATGAAACCACTACACGAGTGGATGAAGCATATTCCAGAAGATGTACGTAAGCATGTGGCCAATATCCGGTCCTCATATACTCGCAAAACGCAAGAGATTGCACAGATGCGTAAAGAGTTGGAAGAGCAGCAACGTGCTTTGATGCACCAACAAGAACTTGCTGTAAACAATCCATACTTACAGCAAGCAGAAGCAGAGTTGGCCAAAGAACAAGAAGAGTACGACTTGTACACACCAGAGGGTATGCAAGCCGAAATTCGTCGTCAAGCTGCACAGATGCTGCAAGATATGATGAAGCCAGCACAGCAAGAGATTCAGATGAAGCAGCGCAAGATGCAGCTGGAACAGTTTAAGTCTGACAACCCAGAACTGATGGATGATGCTTACCGCCTTCCTGTTGCTGAGATGCTACAGGCAAGACCAGAGCTTAAACTAGAAGATGCGTTTTACATTGTAAAGGCCAAAGTCGATGCAGAGCGATTGAAGTCTGAGCGTGCCCAAGTAGCGGCCCAACGTTCAGAACGTCGTGAAACTTTGCGTAAAACGTCTACTGGTAAGTCTGTAACACCTTCTGGTACGCCCAAGTTTAGGGATGCATGGGAAGCATACCAGTACCACAAGAGTCAAAACGCTAAGAAGTGAGGTAACTTATGCCTAGAGGTAAACGTGATGTTTTCAAGATTATTGTTCATCATACCGCATCGCCAAGAGACACAACGGTTGCGCAGATTCGTGACTGGCACGTCAACGGCAATGGCTGGAGCGACATTGGCTATCATTATATTATTCTGGGTGATGGTACATTGGAACGAGGACGCTCAATAAACAAGACTGGTGCGCATTGTAAGGGTCACAACAAAGGCTCTATTGGTATCTGTGTTACTGGAAATACTAGTCAAGAACCACCAACAACAGCACAAGTAGAATCATTGTTCGGTACCCTTAAGATGCTACTTGAGGACTATAACCTTCAGCGTTCAGACGTTTATGGCCATCGTGACTTTGGCAATACGGAGTGTCCGGGCAATTGGCTTTATACTCTTTTACAACAATTCAAACAAGGATTGTGTTGACAATCCAATAACATAACTGTATGATAACATTGTTGAAAGGACTACATGTAGCACCCCGACGACAAACATTCCGAATGGAACACGTTTTTTGGATTCATACAAAATAAACTTTAATAGGTGATTATCATGGCTATTTCTAATGATTTGCTATCGTCAACCTTGTTTTCCATTCGTGATGGCGAAGTTGACGAACTCTTTCAAAAAGTTGCATTCCTAGACAATGCAAAACGATTCAACGGTATTGAATATGAAGATGGTGGTATCAAGATCCAACGTCCTCTTTCTATCGCTGAACATTCTCAGATTACTAACCTTCCTACTGGATACGAAGCAGTTAACTTGGCTGTTAAAGACGTATTGCAACCTGCTATCTATGAGTGGGCTGACTTTACTGCTCCTATCGTTATCACTAAGAAAGAAGAGTTAGAGAACCAAGGCGAAAAGGCTATCGTAAAGATTGTTGAAGCTCGTATGCGTTCTGTTATGGGTATGCTTCGTCGTGAACTGAACAAGCAGCTGTTGGCTGGTTCTTCTACTATCTTGACTAGCGTTAATACCTTGAACGGTAATGTCTCCGGTGGATTCCTTGAAGCTGCTGCTGCTGGCTCACAGGTTAATACTGTTGGTGGTGTAAGTAAAACTACTTACCAATCTACTACCGGTTGGCAAAACCAGTTCCAAGATGTTGGTTCAGCATTTGGTACTGATGGTATCCGTTTGATGCAACAGTTGTCTATTCAGGCAAACAGTGTAACTCACATGGGTGAAGTACAGGCTGTATTAATGTCTGAAGCATGTATGGCTAACTACCGCCGTGCTTTGTTTGCTCAAGAGCGTTATATCAACGAGAAAACTCTTGACGGTGGACGTATGCAGCTTGCTTTTGGTGGTTCTGTAGTAGAACAAGACCTTGAACTTGGTTTTGATTATGGTTCTGACAAAGTGTCTGCTTACTTCTTAAACTTCGATGGCGTGAAGCTTTGTATGCATAAAGATGCTGACTTTGCTGTATCTCCGTTTGAGCATATCTCAGGAACCACTGCACGAGCAGCACAATTGTATGTTAAAATGCAGTTAATCGCTGACCATCTTGGTTCATGTGGTATCCTTACTAACGCTGAAACTTACTAATAAGGGGGATAGTCATGGCTACTCAAAACATTATTCAATATCTCGAAACCTCTGCTTACTTCGCTGACCAGCGTGAAGGTTCTACTACGTCTATTGGCGTAGAGGCAATGAACCGTCGTCAAGTAGAAACCTTTATTGCTTCTGGCGCAATTGCTATTGGTGAAGCTGTATCTTTGGACTTGTCCAAGACTACTGGTGGTGACGCAATGATTCACGCTATCGTTGGTGATGATACTACTGCAACAAAAGTTGCTTGTGTAGGATTCGCATTGACTGCTGCCGCTGATGGTGAAACTGTTGACGTTTGCATTGCTGGTATCTGTGAAGGTAAAGTTGCTAACGGTGTTGCTATCGGTGATCGTTTGCGTTTGGATGCTGCTGGTGTTGCTGAAGTATACGCAGCTACTGATACAATGCCAATCGTTGCTTATGCTGTTGATGAAAATAGTAGCGGTTCTGCAGCTCTTGCTACAGTGATTGTTATTAAGCAAATGTAAGTTTGTTTACTCGTGTTGATTGTTAAGGGTGGGTGTGTTCGCATCCATCCTTTTTTCTTGGAGGTTGCATGGCCAATCTAAAAGCATTGCGTGAAAAGATTAAGAATATCACGGACTATTCTCCAGAACTCCAACAGTTTAACGACCAAGTTGATGAACTGATTAATGATGCTTACTACAGTATCTGGACAATGAAGCGATGGAACTTTGCAACGAAGCTATCAACGCTTCGTTTTCATGTAGATATTACTGCCTTTACCGACCTTGAAAATACTGCGTTGGCATCTGTGAATATGAATATTACCAGAGGTGAACGTAAGGCTACATTAAGTGCACCTATTGACCGATTGCACAACCCAGATATCTGGGAGGGTCAACCAATTGAGATTGATACTATGGAATACACTATTTCCAAAGTAATTTCTCGAACAGAAATATTATTGGACCGAGCATATGAGGGTACAACCTATACAGACTATACAAGCTGGAAGATAAAGAAGCGATGGTATGACCTTCCAGAAGATTGTCTAGAACTGTTGTATCTAGGTCATCGTGACTACCCGTATGTATCTGTAACTGGTTCACAGAATCCATACGGTAAGTCTACTGCTATTCTTCCAAGACGTGAAGAGGACTTAGACTTGCGTGTTGACCGTGAGATGTCATATGCCGAAGGATACATAACTAGTCCAAGTTTGATTATTCCTCCCGGGGAAAAGATTGAACTAGAAGTTACTGAAGCAACCGGTAACTTTCCGAACGGCAAGTCCTACGAGCTATGCTGGGCCTTTGTAAAAGATGGCAAGGTTGGCGGCTTATCAGAATCTACTATTGTTACAATAGACCAATCAAACAAGGGTATTGGTGTAAAGTTTGTATCATGGGATGATGAAGTTATACAGGCCGACGGATACAACGATA